CGCGCCCCCGCCGCGGCCCCCGGCGGTAGGTGCGATCGTCACCTGGGTGGCCGACGACACAGCACTCCACTTGAGGGCGATGTCGGCGGTGGCGTAGTGGTCGAAGGAATCAACGAAGAGCAACATTTCAGTAGTCCTTGATTTTGAGGATGAATTCGTCCTGCAGGATGCGGCCGGCAACCGTGGTGGCGGTCACAGTCACCTTGTAGGTCTGGCGAACCGTGCCGCCGCCGATCCACAGCGTCACCCGGGTGGCGGTGACGTCGACTGCGAACAGCACCGGCGCGCTGGTGTCCGGCATGGCTCCCTGCGCCACGATCTCGACCAGCGGCGCCGGCGCGATGGTGTCGCCCTTGGCCAGGTCGTCCTCGTACTCGATCGCGTAGGCTTCGCGCTCGGCCGGCTGTTTGTTGAATTTACCCAGGAGCATCGCGGTTTCCTTCGTTCGCTACTTGTGCATCACGCGGTTGACGTACGGCCGCCGCAACACTTGCAGGGCGGACATCGAATTGGGCGGCAGGCTGGTGGTCGTGCGCAGCGGGCCGAGGCGCGCGGCAAGGATCGCTGCGAGCGGGCTGGAGGCGGCGGCGGCACAGGACAGCGGGTTGAGGCGCGCCGCCACCTGCCCCGTCACGGTCGACGTGCCGCCGGCGAGCAGGGACAGGCCCGCCAGTGCCCTCTGCACGTCGGCGCCGATCCGGCGCTCCGCACTGGCGGCAAGGGTGGCCGGCCCCAGCGCGACGTCCATCAAGGCAGTGCGCCAGGCATAGCCATCCGCATCGAGCAGCGCCGCGCCCAGCACGACGGCCAGTTCGGCAGCGCCGGCGAGCGCCTGGAGCTGCGCCGCGCCCAGCACGATGGTCAGTTGCGCATTGGTGCCCGATAGGACATCGAACGCCGCGGTGTCGAACGCCGCGGTGTCGAACGCGAAGGTCACAGCGTCACGGCCAGCGGGAAGATTTGGTTGGCCATTTGGCTGGCGTCAGGCGTGACGATGCCGAGCTGCTCCATGGCGAGCGCGATGCGGGCGATGGTGGCCGTGACCGGCGGCGTGTATGGATCGGGGATCGGCGTCGGGCCGTTGCCGGCGCCGAGCCAGGCCAGGTACTCCAGATAATCGGGATCGCCGTCCACCTGGTTGATCAGGACGCCGTCCTTGAAGAGGCGTCCGCTGGGATAGTAGATGACATACATGGTCAGAATTCCTTTTCGATGTAGAGGCCGAATATGGCCAGGCGCGTGGCGAGGGCGGTCGGGCCATTGCCACGCTGGAACGTGAACGACAGGGCGGTGTTCGATTGCGGCAGGTCGGTGGTCAAGCTGGTGTTGAAGCTGTCGCCGGTGTTGACACGGGTGACGGTCACGGCGATGCTGGCGCCGTCGCGCGGGCAGTACATGGCCAGGTCGTACACATCGACGCCCAAGGTGTGGGCCGGGAAGCTTGCACTGAGCGGAATCTTGGTTGCGGTGCCGCTGAAGTCGTTGGTGTAGATGCTCAGGTTGGTGTCGCCGCTGTCGCAGCCGACGCCGATCAGCATGATCTGGCTGACCGGGTCGCCGGTGAACGTGGTGTAAGTCAGGCCGACGAACTGGCGCGCGCCGGCCACGGTGGCGGCATCGGCGCAACCAAAGCGGGCAAGGAGCCGAAAGCCGCCGTAGAACGTGTTGTTAAAGGGCCGCGAACAGTCGGGGCCAGTCGTATTGACGCGACCCAGCGAACCGGCCGTGGCCGCCGAGTTGGCACCGATGTAGGGCAGCGCCGCAAACAGCCGTTTGACCGTAAAGTCCGGGCCGGTCGAAATGGCCGTCCCGGAACTCACTGTCCAAGGATTGCCGAACGTGAGGGGGGATTGGCTGCTCCACTGCGGTAGCCACATCGTCACGTTGGCGCGCGCCAGCGACGGTTGCAGCGGGATGGCGCGGCCGTTGGCAGTTACGAACGCTGGCAGGGGCTGGCCAGCCACGTCCTGCGCGTATAGCTGCATGCCGGACGCCGGCGCGGCGGGCGCGGTCGCACTGGTCGGTAGGTTGAGTCCGCCCGCATCAATCAGGTGATCGTCGTTCCAGTCATCGCCACCCACCTTCGCCGGGTCGGCGCTCGCCCCGGCCGCCGAGGCTTTCTTGTGCTTGATCGTCATAAATCCCTTGTCTCGTTCGGGGCGCTAGATCGCGCGCGGGTTGCGGCGCATGGTCCGCTCGGCAGGCGGGCGGCGCATTACCGTGTGCAGCCCACTGCTGCGCAGGAGCGGCGGCGGCACGAACTGCACCGTCGCCAGCCCGTCCGCGGCAAGCGTCGCGGTGCCCAGCGTGATCGCGGAGTCGGCGGTCGTCATGGCGCCGCCGCTTAGGCGTTGGCGTCGGTCAGGCTGAAACTGTTGACCGTCACCGCCTGGTTGAGAGCCAGGACGGTGTTATCCAGCGTCATGTCGCCGCCGCCCCCGGTGGCCGTGACGGTGCCCTGCAGGTGGCAGGTGGTGCCGGCCGCGTCGACCACCCGGAAATGCCCGACCGTGCCGGCGGCGGCGCCGGCGCCGGTCCAGGCGCCGCTCTTGACCTTGCTGCCAGCCGAGGCGTTGGCCAGCCAGTCGGCGGGCAGGGCGATCTCGCACAGCAGGGTGCCGGCTTGCGCGGTCGCGCAGTCGGCAGGCGGCGCGCCGGTCAGCAGGCGCAGCCTGGGCGAGGCGCCTGCGGTGGTTTCGATGGCGTCGAGCCGCGCGTTACGCACGGCAACGGAGAGTTGCAGGGCCATGGGAATCCTTCAGGTAGAAAGTTCGGGGAATCAGGCGCGCTGGCGGGCCGGGGAGTCGGCGCGTTCATGGACCGTCTTGCCATCCAGGGACGCGGCGAAGGCGGCGTAGCGGCTGGCGGCGCGCGCCGGATCGGCGGCGTACTCGGCGTCCTTGGAAAAGGCCCGGTACAGCACGTAATCGAGCAGCGCATCCTGGTAGATGTCGTCCAGCGTGATGGTCCCCACCTCGCTGGCGACCGCCGGCGGCGTCGCGCTGTACACCAGTTCCAGGCATCCGGTGCCGTCGTTCGGCGGATACACCGTGAAATGTTTCGGGTCCAGCGGGTTGACCATGTAGTGCTGTACCAGCTTGGTCTGCGGCGCACTGTGCCAGTCGGCGTTGTACAGGTCCATCAGGTCGCGCTCGATCAGACGCACGGCGCGCCCGCAGGCGTTGCGCACCACCTCGATCAGCTCGATGGGGTCGACGGTGCCGGTGTCGTCCTCGAGCGGCAGCGCCTGGACGGTGCCCACCGCAAGCGTCACGCTCGACCGGCGCACGTAGGCGCTGGGCTTGCGGATGACGGTTTCGCGCTGGCCCGCGTTCAGGTAGTCCAGCAGCTCGGCGCGGGTCCAGCGCACATTGCTGGTGTCCTGCAGGGCGGTGGCGGCCCGGGTGATGATGGTGGCGACGGTCACGGTCGGCATGGTCGGCTCACATGAAGCGGCGCGGGCGCGCCCGGTTGCCGCTCAGCCCAAAGCCGCTTTCGGCGCGGATCCGCGCGTTGGTGCGGCTCAGAACATAGATGGTCTGGTAGGTCGGCGCCAGTTGTGGGTTGCTGAATAGCTGGTTCGGCATCAGCATCAGGCGCGCGGCGGCGCCGGCGCCGATCTCGTAGGCGTAGTCCGCGAGCAGCACGTCGTCCAGGCTTGAGGCCAGCATGGTCGGGCGGGTCGCCACCCGCAGGATGATTACTGCGCTTTCATCGATTAGCGGAGTCGGGTAGACCGTAAAAGTGTTGTCGGCCGCCTGGCGCAGCGCGAACGGCGCGAAGCCGCCCTCGCGCACGTCGTCGTCCTGGCGCAGCACCTGCATGCGCCGGCCGTCGTAATAGGCCTCCAGGATCACCGTCACGTTGACGCCATACGGCACGTCGATGTCGTACTGCGCCTGGCCGGCGTACAGGTCGAGCGGGTCCAGCACCTGCTGCACCACCGGCGCGTAGGTGCAGAAGTCGATCGCCGCGCCGCGCAGGGTCATTTCCGCCAGCGGCGCCGGACAGCCGGGCACCAGTGGGAGTATGTACGGCATGAATTCGGCCAGGTTTGCCATGCTTACGCGGCCTTCGCCACCAGGCGCGAGGTGAACGCGAAGCGCTTGACGTCGCGCGCGCGCGCGCCATTGCCATTGGCTTCGTACACGGTCTGCACCGCGTTATTCAGGATGTGCAGCAGCTCCACCGGCACGTTGACCGGGGTATCGCGCGGCACCTGGTAGCCGGTTCCGTTCAAGCCGATGAACACCGGCTCGCGGCCGTCCTCGCCGCTGCCCTGGTGGATGGTCAGCTCGGCGCGTTCGCCGGACAGCACGTCGCCGTCGTTGTTGGCCTGCAGGTGGGCGACAGCGACCGACTCAACTGCCTTCGGTGCGTCGTCAATGGTGGTAATGCTCGTATCTTGGGCTTTGGCCATGATGTGCCTCACTGGATAGGGTCGAAAAAAAACCCGCCGAAGCGGGTTTCAAGGGGGGATGCGTCTCGCTTACGGTGCGACCGAGGGCAGCACGGCCACGTCGAAGTAGGAGACGGCGATGCCGGCGGCGTCCAGCGCGGTGACGTTCGGGGTGAACGCCGCAGAGGTGGTCACGACCTTGATCAGGGCGACCGGGGTGACGCCGTTCGCCACATCCGGCACCGCGCCGACCACCGAGGTAGCCGGCTGGCCCTGGGCCAGCGCGGCAGCCTGCGCACTGGCCGAAGCCGGGGCGCCCTGGTAGGTCGATACGTTGCCGGCAGCGTCCAGGCCGACCGCGTAATACTGCGTCTGGCCGATCGCCTGCACGGCGTGGCCGGCGGAGAACGCCTGGGCCGCGAGCGCCGCCTTGCTCTTGAACAGGCCGTCGCAGATATAGCTGTAGGCGTTGGTCGACTTGAACGTGGCGGCGGTGGCGGCGTTGATCGTCAGCACGCCGGCGGTGTGGTTGCGGTAGCCGGTGATCTCGCGGCTGGTTTCATCATTGATGTCGCGGAGAGTTGCCATGGTGGTTTCCTTATGGGTTCGTCAGAAGGCCCGCCGGGGCGGGCCTGCCGGGTGTTTAGGCGGTCACTGCACTTTCCAAGCGGCACATCCATGCGTCATTGAGCACGACCGCGCTTTGGAGAGTTTTCCAGCCGGCAAAACCACGCTGCGCCAGCGGATCAGCCGAGCTCGGCTTGGGGTTGACCACCATGGGGGTGAGCGCGAACATGCCCTTGAGGGCAACAATGCCGTAGGCATTTTGCGCGATATAAAGGGTGCTATAGACATCCGCGTTCGCGCCGCCGGTGGCGGAGGTCATCAGGCCCTTGGCGCCGCCCGAGTTCAGGAACGGCTCGAAGATGGTCGAGGACAAGTATCTGACGTCCTCAACCTTGCCGATTTCGTTCTCGTACGGCACGAGGCTGCCATACTTCTCGACCGGCACGAACACCGATTTGCCATCCGCGCCCAGCATGTTGCGGATGTCGGATTCCTGGTCCGGGTGGATCAGGCCGATAAACGACTTGGCCACCGCCTCGGTGCCCCACGCCGGGGTGCTCTTGACCACCTTGGTGATCTGCTCGGCGTTCTGGCGTTTCAAGGCCTTGGTGACTTTGCGCTGGGTCGCCAGCGTGATCGGGGTGTTCACGGCGTTGCGGGTCGCGCCGTTCGCGTAGATCACGTTGGTGCCGGCGCGCAGGATGCCGTAGCGCATGCGCTCGACCATTTGCGCGGCCTGCTCGCCCAGCAGCTCGATGGCCTCGTTGAGTACCGAGTCCTCGTGGGTGTCCATCACGATGTCGCTGATCTGGATCAGGCCGCCGTACTGCGTGAGCAGGCAGGGCACGTCCGTCGCGGTCATCTGCTGGGCGCCGGGGGTCACGCCTTCCGCCAGCGCGGTAGGGGTGGTGTCCAGCGCGTTGTAGCGGCGGAACACGATGGTTTTCGAGCTGTTCGACGGCAGTGCCTTCGACTGGCCGAACTTTTCCAGGACCATGAAGGGGATGGCCCTCTTCAGGAGTTCTTTTTCCGCGTAGGCGGCAGTGCGTGGCGAGATATCGCCGTAGTTGGTAGCGCTCATTGGGTATCCTTGAGTGAACGGTAAATCGGTGGGGTGGTTGGTCAGCGATTCAGCGAACGCTCGTCGGGGGCACAGGCCTGTCCTTCGATGCGTGCTTGACGATTTCCCGTAAGCGTTCCCGGCGCGGGTGGGCGGCGCCCGTAGGCGTGTCGCTCCCGGCCGGGAGGTGGCGGTGGGGTTGATCGGCTTGGGTCTGTTCAGGCGCGAACAGCAGCGGTGCAGGTAGTGCGTGTGCTGCGAGAGATCCCCACCGTGCGTTGGCGGCACGGGGCCGGGCGCAGAGGGTGGGGACATATTGGGTTGGCGGGAATGATCGGGGTCGAACCGTTCTGCCTGGGTCTGGATCTCCAGGTGTGCGCCGCTACACTATCTTCCCAAAGGCATCAGGCCTCGTTCCAGGCCTTGGCAAAATCGTCGCTTGCGGCGGGTTCCTGCGGCAGCGACAGGGCGGACGAACGCACGCCCTCGGCGGCGTCCAGCGCGTCCTCGTTGCCGTGGTAGTCGGGGTTGTCCGCCTTCTTGGTGGAGTTCTTGAAGCCGTTCAGCATGTCGATGATCTGGCGCGCGCTGCCGCCGTCGATGACCTGCTGCAGGCGATCCTGGTCGGGCTGCTCGCCCTTCCACGCCGCGAATTCCGGCGACTCGACTACATCCATGAAATCGGCATGGGTGGCGGCGATCGCGTTGAAATGGTTGTTCAGGCGCTCGTTTTGCAAGGCCTCGATCACCTGGTCGACGCGCGGATCGGCGCCGCCGCCGCAGCCGGCCGCAACCTGCTTGATCAGCTTGGTGAGCTGTTCCACGAAGTCCGGCCCGAAGTCGTCGGCCAGCACCGCGGCAGGATCATCCCCGCCAGCGCCGCCCTCGTCGCCCTCTTCGCCGCCCTCGCCGCCCGCACCTTCTTCGTCCATCGGCTCGCTACCCTGTTCGTCGTTGACGCTGGAGCTGCCCATGGCGGCTTCGCGCGCATCGAGTTCGGCCTGGCGCGCCTTGAGGCGGCCTTCCCACGACTTGAGGCGCTGTTCCTGGTCGACGGGCGACGCTGCAGCCTCCCCCTCGGCGGCTGGTTCGGTCGCGGCTTCGCCTTCGGGGGCGGCTTCGCCGGGCGCTTCCTCGCCACCTGGAGCGGCTTCCTGCTCGGCGGCTGCCTCGGCTGGCGACTCTGCCGCTTCCTCGGCGGGACTGCCTTCCGCCGCCGCGCCTTCACCGGCGGCGGGTTCGGACAGGCCGAAGGCCTCGTCCTCGCTCACTTCGCGCGGTGCCTTCTCCGGCTGGTTGAATTCATCCGCGTAGTCGGCGGCGTGCTTGTCGTGTTCCTGCTTGGTTGCCTTCATTGGCGGTGCTCCTGTCGGATTGAAACGCGGGTAAGTAAAGAAAACCCGCGTTCAGCGGGCCGGGTGCTCTGGGTTGGTGGTCGGTAGGGGGAACAGGTCAAGCTGCGGCACCTCCGCCGGCTGCCGCCGCGCCGCCTCGAGCACGCGCGCGTATTCGTGGGCGATGCGGCAGTGCGAAATCTCGACGTACTCCGGCGTCTTGTCGATGCCGGCGAAGTGAAAGCCTTCACGCACGCACGCCTTGCCGGTCGAGCCGGACCCCATGAAGGGATCGAGCACGGTGCCGCCTGGCGGCGTGATGAGGCGCACCAGGTACGCCATCAGGTCCGTGGGCTTCACGGTCGGGTGGAAGTTCTGGCTACTCTTGTCCGTGCCCTCGGCCTGGAAGCTGCCGGGGTTCTCGGTGCCGCTCGACCACAGGAGCGGCTTCTTCTCCAGATCCTCGCAGCCCTCGTTGCGGTCCATGCGGGTCGCCTTGGGGCAGTAGAAGAACCGCGCCGCGCTGCCGCTGTCGCCGTGCAAGGTGCTGCCGGCTTCGTCAATGTTGCCGGCGAAGGCGCCGTAGCTGTTGCGGAACTTGTCGGCGCTGCGCTTGTGGACCGGGGCGGCGGCGCCCGCGTTGGCGGGGAACATGGCCACCACCTCGGCGCTGCCGTCGTGGATCAGGTTGGCGGGCCAGCGGCCTTGTGCCGCACTGCCGCCACCTGTCCGTATGTCGGTCGCGCCGGTGCCGTCTGCGCCGCGTGTACCGGCGTGGCCCCGGTCGCCCGAGCAGTTGCGCGCATAAGCGTGATCCGTCACGCTAATTCGGCAGGCGTCGATGTTGATGGCGCCGGTGCTGTAGGCGAGCAGGTTCGCCGCCACCGTCCCGACGAGCGCCTTGCGGGCCATGACGATGGGCTCATGGGATGGTTTCAGGGCAGTTCCCCAGCCCTCCCAGCGCGCCGCGTCGTCGCCCTGCAGGTCGTACTTCGCTACATTGCGCGACTTGGGCATGCCTGATCCGTACACCCACATGAGCTGGTCACGAATTTCAAAGCCCGCATCTTCGATGGCGCAGGCCATGCGGTGGTAGGTGCGGGAGCCGGAGAACGCGAGCAGGTGGCCACCTGGTTTCAGCACCCGCAGCGCCTCGCGCCACATGGCCACGCTGTAGGCAATGCCGCTTGCATCCCAGCTTTTCCCCATGAACCCTAGTTCATATGGGGGATCGGTGACGATGGAATCCACGCTGTTGTCAGGTATGCCGCGCATCACCTCGATGCAGTCGCCCATGTGCAGCGTGTACGGCAGGTCGGTGCGCGGGTCGCTCATGCCACCGCCAGCTCGTCACAAAGAACAAGACCAGCACGCGGCTGGTCTTGGATGTCTGCTGCCGGTGCCGACATCGCCAGCACCGCCTCGATCCGCTCCCCTATCCAGCGCATGTTGTTCACGCACATGGAATTCCCGAGCGCCTTGTAGCGCGGCCCGTCCGCCGCCGGCTTGTTGCGGTAGGTAATCAGCGTGTAGTCGTCGGGGAAGGCCTGGAGGCGTTCGCACTCGCGCGGGATCAGGCGGCGCACGGCCATGCCGACCTGCACGTTACGTTCCTGTGCCCGTCCGCCGCCACTCGGCGCGGTCAAGGCATAGGCGACGTCGCCGCCCACTTCTAGCGCGCGGCCGGCAGTGCGCCCGCGTTCCTGGAACGTGGTCACGGACAGCGCGATGGTGGGCGTGCCCTGCCCCGGCTTGCCGCCGCCAACGCTCAGGGTGCCCGTCCGGCTGCCGTCGCCGCCCTCCAGGCGCAATTCGCCGCGGCTGTTCTCGGCAAAGGCGGCGACGAATGGCTCCCCGATGCAGTTATGCAGGCGGAACGAGGTCCCCTCATGGGTGTAGGTCTTGCCCTCGTTCGCGCTGATCGGGTCGGCCACCACGCCGTCGCTGGTGTAGATGGTCGGCGCGAGGATCAGCGTGTCCTGATCGCCCTTGTCGGCGTCGGCGGACAGCGGCGGGGCCAGCTCGGACGGTGCACCATCCTTGCCGCGCGTGTAGTGCGATGCCTTGAAGCTCATGGCGACGAGCGTTTCCCCGCCGTTGCCCGTGTCACCGCCCTTGGCGCGCAGCGGATCTGATACCGTCACCTGGGACATGCCGCCGAAGTGCCCGGCGTTGGCATAGGCGACCGCCAGTTGTCCGCCGGCGTTCGCGTGGCTGCCGCTGTGCCCCATCGCCCGCATGGTCGGGGCAATGCCCACGCTGGCGTCCGCGCCGTGATCCTTGCAGGAGAAGGCGACTGCTTGCACCTCCGCGCGTGCCTCCAGCGTATAGGCGATGGTTTCCTGCACCCCTACGCCGTCCGGCCCGCTCGCCGGGTTCTCGCGCAGCGCGCCCGCCTGGATGGCGTAGGCGACACATGGCGCGGCGTCGCCCTTCCCGGTTTCTCCCGCTTGGGCGGTCAGTGCGTTGACGAGATCGCCCATGTCGCCGCGCCCGTTGCGGGCGATCCGCGGCTGGAAGGCGTAGGCGGCAATCGGTGCCTCATGGTTGCAGGTCAGGGTCGGGCAGCGCTCGATGGAGATTTCCGTGCCGCCCTGCCCGTGCGCCATGACCGTCACCAGCATGTGCGAATCGACCTCGTTGTTCGTCGCCTCTCCGCAACAGGTGGTCAGGGCGCTGGTGATGGGCTGGAGGTGTCCAGCGCGGGCGTGGTCGACGTCGCAACCGCCGCCAGTGCTGCGTAGAGTACCGGCGGCAGCGTCTTGCCGCGTTTCTCGGCTCGGCGCAGAATGCCGCTGCACGCCTTCGAGCTCAAAAAGTACCTGGGTGGGATCGAACCCCTCTCTAGCACTTGCGACAACGAAACAACGGCGGCGGCGTTGGGCCACTCCGAAATATTGGGCGTCCGTGATCCGCCATGCGACCGTCCTTTCGGGTCCAAGCACACAACCAGCGTTCGCCCATTTGCCCCCTGGCGGGACGAGCGCATCATCTTCGCCGGCAAGTGCTCCCAGAAAGCACCCGAAGGCGTTGTCCTTGGTGCTGGTGACGCCGGGGACGTTTTCCCAGACGACGATGGCGGCGGGGTCTCCGCGAACAGCCCGAGCTGCATCAATTGCATTGGCGAGATCCACAAAAGAGAGAGACAACTGGCCGCGCGCATCATCGAGCGACTTGCGCAGGCCCGCGACCGAAAAAGCCTGGCAGGGCGTGCCACCCACCAGCACATCCGGCGCCGCGACCTGGCCCGCGCGCACCATGGCGGCAATCTTGGTCATGTCGCCCAGGTTGGGCACATCGGGGTAGTGGTGGGCGAGGACCGCCGCCGGGAAGGCCTCGATCTCCGCCAGCCACGCGGCACGCCACCCGAGGGGATGCCATGCGACGCTCGCGGCCTCGATGCCACTGCATACGCTGCCGAACGTGAGGGCACTCATGCGCTCGCCCGTGCCTGGGTCAGGCCGAAGAAGTGGGCCAGTACCGGGTCCGGCGCCGGGATGCGGCTGAACAGGGGTGCTTGGCGGAACGGGCTATTGTCCGGCAGGCGGCGCTCGGCCCGTGGCTGCTTCGGCTTCTCCCGCAGCGCGGAGCCAGCCTCTACCGAACGCAGGTAGTCGTCCACGCGGTCCGTGTCGCGCACGAGCCGGAAGACAGCCGTGCCTTGCGAGGTGCTGGACGGGTTGATCCGGCGGGCGATTTCCACCACGCCCGCCTCTGACAGCTGTGCGAGGTACTTGTTGACGCCGGATCCACTCAGGTCGAGGGCTTCGCGGATGTCGGCGCGCCGCATCGGTCCTTCGCGCAGTGCGGCGATGATGGCGGCCACTTTCTGGTCGCGCCGCTTGGTGCTCGACGTGGACCGGACGCGGCTGTTTTGCGGGACGTAGGACATGGATCAGGCTTTCGGGGACTGGTGAGGGTTGTCGTCGAGGAGGACAGTGCGGAGGCATTGCAGTTGTCGGATCGCGCCCTGTTTGAACGCGAGGCGTTCCGGCATGACCGTGACCAGATCCGCTAGGTGTGACTCGATCACGGCGTCGATCAGGGCAATGAGTTGGCGCATCGGGATGGTCGCGCGCAGTAGCTGCAGCTCGCGGACCTCGGTGGCGATCGCGGCGCGGAGTTGGTCACTATTGCGCATCATGTCTCCAGGCGTGGGCGTAGTCGGCAAGGTTCGAGGCGGTGCTGGCCGTCTCCGCACCGCCACCGGCCGCCACCTTCGCGGCGCCGCCGTTCTTCAGCGCCTGCCCGGCCTTCTTCGCGGCTGAGTAGGCATCGGCGCCGGACAGGGTGTTGCGGGCGGCGTGCTGGATGGCCTCGCCCCTGCGGATTGCCTTCACGCCCGCGTGGACTAGCTTGGTGCCCGGAATCAGACCAGTCGCTGCAGTCGCCATCCCCGTTTTGTCGCCGCGGTTATGTGCGTCGTTCAGCTCGAGCACGCTGCTGATTTCCCCCGTCACCGGCGCGAGGCTGCCAAGCAGGGCCAAGTTCGGGTGCTCTACCTTGGCTTGGTTCCACTTGCGGCTCGCATCGTCCAAGTAGGTATCGTGCCGGTTCCAGGCGTCTGCGTAGTCAGTCGGCTGGGTGGTGGCGGCGGCGCTTGCCTGGCTCGGCGCGGTGGCCGGTGCTGCCGGGGCGTTGCCGTGTTCGCGCCATGCCTGGGCCATTACTGCGTCGTCATCCGTCTCCATACAGGTCCTGTAGCATTTGCGCCTTGTGCGCCGTGGCCAGGTAGGCGCGGGCGCCCTTCAGCCGGTAGGCCACGCAATCGCGGTTCCTCATTTCCTCGGCGGACAAGACGACGGTGATTGCGTAACGCTGGCCGCCCATGGAGCGGGTTATGTAGTACCAGGTGCAGCCGTTACGTTGCTCCACCACGTTGCTGACCCGCCTCATGCCTGCGGATCTCCGTCCATACGGGCTGTCTCGATGCCGTGCGCCTCGCCGACACCAGCCCCGACCACGCCGCCCTGTGGATCGCGGCCGGCAACCGGCGGCGCCGGCGGTTGCATCGGCTGGCCGGGCGGGATCCCGTTACCTGGTGCGGCCTGGGCGCCGGCCGCGATCGGCACGTTAGTCGGCGCTGGTCCGTCGCTCGGCGCATCCTTGGGCGTGCGGTCGATGTAGCCAGCCGAGAGCAGCACCGCATCGCCTGCCGTGGCAACCGCGCCATTGGAGGCAGCGACGCCACCAGCCTGCATCCCGGCGTACGCCGCGTCGACGTTGGTTTTGGTGGCGATCGCCTGGAGGCGCTCGACATCGGCCGCCAGTCGCGCGACCTCGGCCTCCGTCTTCTTGACTGCCAGCTGGGCGTTCTCCATCTGGAGCGCCTGCATCTGCTGGGCCATGGCGGCGGCCTGCTTCGCCTGGTCGGTGTTCTGTTCCGCCTGGACCTCTTCCTCCGTCTTGATAATCGAGGACAAGTCGTGCGCCTCGGCACGCTGGCGTAGCAGCTCTTCCCGCTTGATGTACGGCGCATCCTCGGGCGCGAGGGTGGTGGCGAACTGGTCGAGCTGTTGGGCGCGCAATTCCTTGGCCATGAGCGAGGCCGCGCCGCGCGCCTTGATGTTGAAATCACCCTTGATCGAATTGTCAGGGTTGAATTGCATGTTCCACTTGTAGAGGCTTTCCACGAACGTGCGCGTCACCGCGTCGTAGGCGGTCAACAGATCCTTCATGACGATGGAGGCCGAGGCGAGCAGCATCGACATGCCGGATGCCGTGCCAGCCGCGCCGGTGGTGGCGTTTTCGCCCTGCATGTACCTGGGGATTGCGGTCACGTCGTCGGCGTTGTGCTTGAACATTTCGACCACCGGCATCAGGTACTCAAGCGAGTTCGGGATGGTCAGCACGCGCACCGCCGGGGAAGCGGGTTCCTGCCCGTTCCTCGCCCAAATTTTGAAGGGATGCATGTCGTCCGCGCGCTCGTTCGGCCCGAGCAAGGCCATGTTGACCTCGAACTGCGGGCCAGCGGCGAGGGCGCCGTTATCGAGGACCATGCGGGTTGCAGCGTTGATCATCACCTGGTCGTCGCGCATGATGGACGGGAAGCCGTCACCGAAGATGCTCGTCTCGTCCTTGTCCACGTAGTACAGGTGGTAGGGCCATGTGACGCCATTGATCGGCTGGAGTGCCACCTTGATGACGTCGCCCGAGGGCAGGAGCCACACGTTGCCGAAAAAGGTCTCGTGCATGCGCTCTTGCGGGACCTCGACGCCGGCGGTAGCCAGCATCTCGCCATCGAGCCATCCCCACCTTTCCAGCACCTCGTAATAGCCGTCATCCTTCTGGTTCGCGCCTGGACGCTCGCCAATCGTGCGGATTTCGTTGTCGAAGTACCGGGCCGTCTGCGCGCCCTTGGGGTTGGTCAGGATGTAGTCGCGGATGATCTGGCTCTTGAACGACTTCTTTTTCGCAAGGCTGGACAGCTTGGCGCGGGTCATCAGGTGACGCTCGTACACATAGCGGCACTCGTCCAGCGAGGTGGCCGACATATCGGGATACCACCGCCAGAGGGGGACATGATCCACGAACGGGACCACGTAGGACTCCGTCTTCATGGTCCATTTGCCGTGCTCGATGACGAATTTCGACCGGCTCTTGCGCTCCACCAGGGGCGCTTTGAGCACGCCGGTGCCGTACAGGTGCCCCGAGTGCAGCACGCGGCGCGCAACGCTCGCGTAGTCGGCCTCCGAGAGCTGGTCGTCAATCACCTGCACCATCCCTTTAGCCGCCGTCGCCACCAGCTTCTTGACGGCCGCATCCACTTCCTGCGGGTTCGGCTGGCGTTGCAGGGCCTGCTGCAGGGCCTGGACAACCTGGGCCTTGGTCGCGCGGTCGATGGAGGGAACCGGGGTCGGGTCCGCCGTCCAGGTGCGCTCCGTGCCGTTCGGGAAGAGCAAGTCGGCCACGCGCGCATCGACGGTTTTTACCTTGACGCGGGTGGCGCGGACGAAGGCCGTCGACCTGTTCTTGCCGATCAGGTCGAGCACTTCCGGGTCGTAGATGCCGCGGTACTGGCGCAGGTCGCGCAACCACCGCTGCTCGGTGTCCTTTCGCGCGTTTTCCGCCTGGCCGAACTCCGCCAGCAGGACGGACCCGAGGGAGTCCAGTTGTGTGTAGGCGGTGGCGTCGTCGCGCTCCATCCCCTCGGCGGCGGCCTGCACGTATTCCTGCTCCGCGTGGTGCGGTGCCTGATCTGTTTGCGTCATGACGTAATCTGGAAAGGGGTCAGTAGCCGGCGCTGCTCGGGGCAACGCGGGTCGGGCCGGATCCGCGCTCGTCGCGCAGGGCACGCGGGACGACGGGTTCCGCGAAGGTCATGGCGAGGGCGTCGGCACCGTCCGGCGATCTGACCTGGCGCTTGCGCATGTCGTCTTTCGATTCCACCAGCCTGGAGCCGTTGGAGCTGTACTTGTAGCTGGGCGCGGACAGGTCCGCGATCAGGGCTGCATCGTTCGGCAGCCTGTTCGGGCTGTCCTCGATCCACTCTTTCATCCTGAACCAGCACTCTGCGCGTTTATTAGCGTAGCGTTCGGGGTCGGCAGCCCGCACGGCGCTGTTCACGCCAATGACCGGGATATTGAGCTCCCTGAGGCGGTCAACGATGCCCGATCCAATGCCAATCTTGTCCACGAAAAGGGCGTCCGGCTGGTACTCGCGCCAGTACTCCGCCAGCAGGCCAGCGACCTGCATCGGCCCCTTTTTGGAGTGGTACTCAATCCGGTAGGCCGTGCGGCCATGCCGGAAAACGACTGCCGTGCGGTCGTCGCCGTATTCGGCCGGATCGCAGCCAATGACGAAGGCGCCGCTACGCTCGCGGTAGTCCGCATTCACGGCAGCCATCACTGCGGTGGGCGAAATCAGCGGGTCCGTGGTCGCGCTGCGGAACGCGAGGCTTGGCGTCGCAGGGTATTCCTGGTCGAACAACCATTCAAAACCCTGCCCGTAGGTCTGGACCTTGTTGGCCCTCCACGCCATCTGCGAGAGGTCCAGCTGGTACGTGTCCATGTAGAGCTGGTCGGCGGCGGACAGGATGAAACCTGGTTTGACGGTCGACCTGTATTCGTCCTGCCAGAACCAGGGCACAAAAATGGCGATGTACTCGCCAATGCCTGCCTCGGCGTCCTGCCACATCGCGTGGAACTTGTTGCCAAGGCCGTTGGCGGTCGATTCGATGACGATCTCGGTACCTGGATTGTCGGAGATCGTGTTACCGAGGCCCGCCAGGTGAAGCTCGGCGTTGTCCCAGAAGCCGAACTCCGAACTATGTAAGAGCTGGGCAGTGTTGGAGCGGCCAACGTCTTTGCTGCCGGCCGTGGCCAGCTTGTAACCGCCGTCCAGCTTCCCGAACACCAGCTCCTTCGCATTGGTGGCCGAAGTGCTGGGCGCGAACGGGTTGTGTTCGTGGTAGCGCTTCACCATCCGAAAAAGGTTGTCCGTCGCTTTCTGTTCGTGGGCGACGATAAATGCGCTACGGCCCGGCGTCGTGCTCGACTTGCAGTAGAACCGTGCGCCAATATAAGTGCTGGCTCCTTGCTGCCTTCCTTTAAGGATGAGCACGCGAACTTTTCCTGTCCGCTGTAGCTGGTCCTCGATCTGCGCATGGATGTGACGTTGCGCCCGGTTGAAGCGCAGCGGAACGAGACGACCGTTCTTATCGAGCACGTACATGCAGGTTTCGCAGTGCAGTGCGACGTCGGCCATCAAGGCAGCCAACGTGCGGTCGAGTTCTACCTGGTCAGCCAACGCGGTCCCTCACGCGCCTGATCACGTCGTCAATGCCGGCGTTGCCTTCTTCCTGGCGTGCGTCGATCCCGAACGCCTCGCGCTCCAGGGCGATCAGCACTTTCAGCGAGTCGGCCAGTTGCTTCATGGTCGTCGTGCGTGAGGGCAGCGACATGGCCTTCATGAACAGGTCGAGGCGCTTGTCCTGGCCACGTTCGTCGGGAGCGGCGAGGAGTTCACCAAGCTGGCGATACAGCTCGGTGTGCTCGGTCTGGTGTTCCAGCTCGTCCAGCAGCGACATGGTGAGTCGGCGCGAGCGGGAAATGTCTTTGCGCTGCGACTGGATGATCGTGGCCTGCAGGACCGCATTGCCTTCGATGATCTCCTGCTCGGTTACAGTCGTTTGGGCTGTAACCGGGCGTGTAACCACCGCCTGTGTAACCAGCGCGTCCGCCTTGGCGCGTATCTTCTCGCCCAGGTCGCGCACGATCCCCAGCTTGCCGAAATGCTTGTCCATGGCAGCACGCGACACGCCGTATTCCTGCGACAACTGCTGCTTGGACTTGACGTTCGCCCGCCAATCCGGCTCGATCAGGTCCCAATCGACCTGCTTGCGCTTCGTCTCTGTCATGTGCTGCCTCGTACTGTTCGGTCACTCTCATCCCGACTGAGGATCATCAATAGTCGCTAGATAGGTGTGTATATAGTTGAAGTCATGGGATGCAGCAGCACCTGCCGAGCTGGCGGCACCAGTGGATCACTTGACGGGGGATGCAATGAGGACCGGGAAATTTGATTGGCGCGTGGAAGAGCAGCGTGTAATGTACGGGCTGCCGGATGACGATACGCTGGTGCAGCATGCGCTGGCGGTGCTGCTCAAGCGCCTGAAGGAACCGGGCGCGCACCTGTTTTCCCCTGCCGTGGTCGAGGACTACTTGCGTCTGTCGCTGGCCGGACAGGAATACGAAGGCTTCGTCGTGCTGTTCCTCGACGCGAAGAACCGGCTGCTGGAGTCGAAAGAGCTTTTCCGTGGCACGCTGACACACACGAGCGTGCACCCGCGGGAGGTAGTCAAGGAAGCGCTGGCCTATAATGCTCGCGGCGTCCTGCTCGCCCATAATCATCCGTCTGGCGTAGCGGAACCGAGCGAGGCGGACTTGAAGATCACGCAGGTGCTTGTGAAGACGCTTGATCTGTTCGAGGTCCGTGTGCTGGACCACTTCATCGTCGCAGGTGCCGATGTGTATTCGTTCGCGGAGCACGGAAAACTTTGATTCAGGCGCGCCACCCGCTTTGGTCGGCCTTCCACTAATAGAAAGACACCTATGACTCGATTCACCATTCAGGTCAGCGACCGGCGCGGGAAGTATCCGGCCAAAACATACACGGTCGAAGCGGAGCAGGAGTTTGAGGCTTATGGCCCCGCGACTGAGCAGTTCATCAGGGACAACGGCCACCGGGCGCGCGGCCCAAGTGAGCGCATATCCTCGTACTACGCCCGGTTCTGGAACCAGCGCGTGCCGGATGAGACGCCGCAGGTGCCCGTCCTTGAGTTCACCATCGCGCGTATGAAACGGGAGGTGCTGGAGGACATCGCCAGCGGGCGCGTGCCGCCGACCGTCACCAGTTTCAGCGACCTTGACGACCACGTTGACGCCAACGAGTACGGCGGCTTCTGCGAGGATGAACTGTCCGACGCCCTCATTGCGCACTACGGTGGGCGCGATCAGGACGAAGGCATGCCGGACGGGATGATGAAGTACACGCGTGACGCGCAGGACGCCATCGGCAGGTGGGTCAAGGAGGGTGGCCACTTGAAAGCCGACTGACCGAACGCCCGTAGTCAGATTGCCAGATCCCCGCCACGAGCGGGCTTTGGTACTGAGAGGGTCGCGCATCCGGCGCGGTCTCAGTTTGTACAGGAGCGGATCATGACTAGCAAGACCCGGCAGGTTCTCAACCGCCTTGCGAAGCAGGGCGTCGTCGGCACGTTCGTGTCCGACATCAGCGAGGAAACGGACGGCGAAATCAGGATCACGCCTACCGTGGTTGTTCAGGTAGGGTGGGATTACGTGGCGGGAGCGACTTACCTTATCGTGGTGGTTGCCAATTCGGGAACCGAGCCGACCACGTGGCGGCATTACCCGACGCGGGGAAGCCGCGACCTGCCGTTCACCATCGAAGACATTGCAATGGCCCAGCTCTACGACTTCAACGCCGAGCCGGTACTGAAGCGCGTCGACAGTACGTGGCAGGTGGAGGTCTATCGGGGTCCGAACGGCGGCAGCATCATCGAACGCTGGCGTGCCCCGAAGGGTATCAAGCCGCGCATGTGGGTGTCCGAACGCTCGCCGGAAGATTGGGTCAGCCTGCAGCCGGACCACGCGAAGTACTCCAGGGCGCAGGTGGCGGCATGAATGCGACCAAGAGCAACAACCCCGACGGACGACCGCCCGTGCTCAGTGGCGGCACGCGGAAGAATGTCTACCTGGATGCCGACACCATCGAGTACGCGACCACCTTGGGCAACGGCGAGTTGAGCGCGGGTCTGCGCGAGGCGGTGCGGCTGGTCAAGGAAGCGGATGCGAAGGGCGTGCGCCGGCCGATCAGCGGGGAGTAGCAGGAGGACTGTTTTCCCGACCGGACCCGCGCGAGCGGGAAGTACGCTGGGGAAAAGACTGTGGGGCGCCGCTGTTCTGGCGCCCGTTCCGCTTGCTGGCGGCGCGGGCTGGGAAACGGTTGATTTCCGTAATGATACGTCAGTGTTTGCGCGGGTGGCAACTCATCCGCGTATATGGTCTGTGCTCAGTGACCAGTCTGGTCAAGCCTGGCGCCGCAGGAATCGTGCCGCACGGGTGTTGTGCGCCAGCACCATCCCCTCCAGTTCGCTCACCATGTCGGCAATGAGCTCGCGCTCCAGGCGCGGCGCGGTCGGCGCAATCGCGGCCCGCCCGCTACCCTTGCAGATGGGGCACAGTCGGCGGTTGGGCTGCTGGCCAGCTCCACGGCACTCGCCGCAGTGACTATCGAGCCAGTACGCCAGCGACCCCATGGCGACGCGGCGGAACAACGCATGCTGGGCCTGGGCATCCCATTCGGTTCGGGCCGGGAGCCACTTGCGCTCTGTGCCCTTCTGCGTCACGCAGCCCGTCCACAGCTTCAGCAGCTGCACCAGGTTGTGCGATCCGGCCTCGAATGCCTGGCGTGGGGTCCCGTCCGCGAACTTCACGCGCGACAGCAATGCCCCCAGGCCGGCACCGGTCTTGCTGGCGATGGCTGCCGCGAAAAGCGCTTCCGTCGACGTATGGTGCGGGTCGTCGCGCAGGTCCGAGGATTGCAGTGCACTGATGTAGCGATCAGAAAACATGGAATGATTCCTCCGGGCAGGAATGCACAGTATCACTTATGTGACATTCGGCATCACGTACGGGAGTTCTGATCTGCGCCAACTGACGCTAGTTATATGCGCATATAATTAAACGCATAGACGCGCAGGGGCGCGGCAAATACGGGAGAAAAAATCGTGAAACGACTTGTCTTGGTTGGTGTAACTCTTGCTGTGATGGTCCCGGCCGATGCAACGGAGCCGGCTTCCGAAGCATCCGACAAGGTGCTGGAAGTGATGCAGGGCTTGACCTATGGGGCAAATACGGACTCGCCGGTGCTCGACTATAGCTTCGGTGGCGAAGTGGTAAAGGGCGAGGTAGACCCCGACAACTACGATGAGGGCGACGCTTTCGAGTAACACCAACCCGCGCCCACTATCCGGTGGGCGCTCACTGAAAGGGACAAAGACCATGAAAATCGTGAACGACCTTGACGACCTGCGCAAGACGCTGACCCCCGTCTACTCCCGCTACCCGCGCGAGATCACCCCGCAACCTGCTTATATCGAGGTCGATCTGGAGTGCGAGACCGTCGAGGCGGATTTCAGCGGCGAGGTCGGTAACGGTGGGACCCCGATGCGCGTATATCATGGCCTCGTGCGCCGTGTTCCGGTCACGCCGTACGCTAGGGGCAGCGCGCTCGCCGCGTTCCTGGAGTCGGAGGAACTACAGAAGCTGGTCGAGCGCATGATCGACGGGTTTGAATCGCAATGGGACGGCAACAATTGGATCGGCAGGCTGACAGGCGACGCGACCGCAGCCGAGGAAGAACTGGCAAATGCAGCAGAGACGTTTTTCCCGGCTGACGAGCATGTGCAGGTCTATACCGTCGGCGGATGGATGGAGTCGTCCATGCACACGGACGAGGATACGGGCGAGGTCGTACTGGATGGCGTCGGTACGATCACGGCGGAGACCACGCAAGTGGAACTGGAGGCGATGGCCGCTGCAATCCGCGAGTCCGCCGCCAAGGAAGACATCAAGCTGGAATCGAGCGTGCTCGATTGGCTGAGCGACTTGCACTCTGCGTGCGTCCGCCAGCGCAACAGCGTCTAACACCACCCCGCTCTGAACCAGCAATATTGGTCGCCTGTTGCACCATGCCCGCCCTGAGCGGGCTTTGCCATTAGAAGCCGACCATCCCGGCGCGGCATATGGAGAACAGATCATGACTACGAACGTTAACCCTCCCCTCCAGCCTCCCAGCGATGTGCCCTTGCCGCTTGGCCTGACGCCGGACGAAATGTGGGATCTGGCGGTGGGTTTTCAGCGGGGCGCAGCGGATTTTGCCAGCTTCATGGAAAACGGCCCCGAGATCATCAAGGAATGTCGCAATCGGCGTACCGGGCATGTATGCCGGCTTGGTCGGATTGAGCTGGCTGCCGAGGGTTCAGAGCCTGATCGGGTCGAGTATGTACTGGAGCTGGACGCGGGCGGCATCATCGTCATGGCCGACTGGAGCGCCAACATGGACCTCGCCGGTGAATGCGCTTACATCCACCAGTGCGCGAGCCAGACGATGGTCATCTGGGCAGCCCTGATCGGTGTGCGACTGGGTTTCGGCCTCACTGGAAACCCGTATCATTTACCGTAAGCTCACTCCTTTGCCGTTCGGCGCGTCGACACCCGCGCCGGCGGCCGCCGCGTCTCCAGTATCGTGATCCCGTACAGACTCATCATCAGGTGCCGCTTGATCTTGTAGACCGCCGTCAGCGGCGCCCCCTTCACATCCTCGATGATCCGCTCCCCCGTCGCCGTGTCCAGGTAGCTGAAATCCGCCCGGTAGATCAGCGCCCTTTTTGTCTTGCCGTTGATGCGCACCTTGGGCGCGAGCACAAACGAGGCCTGGCGCGTCAGCTCCCGAATCGCGCCGTCGCGCTCCATCTGCAGCAGCACCAGGTAGCGTTCGTACTCCGCGATCGAGTCGTATGTCTCGCCCTGGTGCGTGACGCGGACGTTGCCGTATTTGCGGCGTACGGGCCGGAAGATCACGCCTGCCCATCCCGTGCGCGTGCCTGGCCCGCCTTCGCAGCGTTGATGCGCGCGAGCTTCTCCCGTGCGATCGCGCGGCGGTCCTCCAGCTGCTGCGCGATCTCGGCCCGGCGCGCGGCGACAGCGGCTGCTTCCCGGCGCCGCGTCCATGGCATTTTGAATAGTCCCAGCATGTCGTTCCTCCTGTCCTTCATGAATATCTCGTTGTCGGCGCCTACACCTGGGGCGGGTCGGTGCCGTCGTCGTCGGGCCTGGCCTCGCGCGCAAGACGCAACGACGCGGCCGGCAGCGTCGGATCGCCTGCGGCGGCGCGCGCCAGCACCTTGTCCACCCAGCGCAGCCCCTGCCCCAGCGGAACATGGGCACGCAGGATGCCGGATGCGCCCAGCTCGCGCAGCGCCTTCGCAGCCGCCTCGCGCGAGGTGAAGGCCTGCCCGGGTGCCGGCAGGGCGACATGCGCTTCCGGTATCGGGTCCCATGCCCCGCGCGCCATCTGGCGTTTGAAGGCAGCCAGCCAGCGCTCGCGCACGGAGCCGTAGGCCTCCTGCTGCAGCTCCCGGCGCAGGCCGGACGCCGCCCAATAGACCGCCGGGTGGGACCACTCCCCGATTTCACCCCGGTCGCGCGCCTCAAGGCCCGCCACCGCTTCCTGGTAGGCCGCAACCGGATCCGGTTCGGGCTGGCACAGGGCGAGGAATTCCCCCCAGGTGGGCGGGAACCGTAGCCGCTCGCACGCCGTCAGGCCGCGCCGCAGTTGCCCGCGCGTGATCCCGTTCGCCCTGATCCGCTCCAGCCAGGTGCGTTTCATGTTCTCGATGCCGGTATCGACGCCGCCCTCGACATGCCCACTGCGGTAGGCGTCAAGGACCTTGTTGCCGAACATGCCGTGCAGCTCCGCGAATAGCCAGTCGATGCCGGCGTCAGTTGATGTCGATGATCGTGTGCTCACGTCCATGCGTGCTCCCGAGTCCGATGGATGCCGCCGCCGCCATGCGCGAGGTGTCGCGCGCATTGCCCGCGCCTGGTGATGCCCGCTTCGGCGGCTGGGCGCCTCCGACGTCGATCGCGCGGGCCTCCGCAGCCCAGCGCCGGATGATGTTGATCACGTAGGCCGGCGGGATCCGCTGGTGCGGGCCAAGCGCCTCCTTGGCCACTTCGCACGCGGCTTGCACGGTGTCGGTGGTCACGCCCTGGCTGGCCAGCTCGATCAGCATTGGATTGGCCGGCTGCGCCATGACGCCCAGCTTGCGCATGGCAATGGACAGCTCCGCCGGCGTTGCCTGCTGGGTTCCAGTGCGCGCCGCCTGCAGGCCGCTGTCCGTGGGCGCGCGTGCGGGGCTCTGTCCTGCTTCTGCTGCTGCTTCTGTTTCTGCTCCTGTTCCTGATTCGCCAGACGGTTCCTGAAAGGCTTCAGGGAAAGGCTTCGCGGAAGGCTTCTGGAAAGCCTTCGCGCCAGTCACCTCATCGAAAGCCGTCACGTAGGCGGGGCCGATTTCCATCAGCACGGCGCGCATTTCGTCCAGTGCGCGGCGCTTCAACGGGCACTCCGGCAGCAGATCGAGCTCGACGCGCCAGTGCCGGACCACGTTCGGGCTTTCCGGCTTGTTATGCTTGATCGCGTTCGGCAGCCAAATCAACTTGGACCCGAACTCGGCCACGACCATGCTCAGGTCGACCAACTCCTTGAACGCCTTGTCGAAGTCATCGAGGTCCCAATTCAGTTCCTCCGCCATGGCGGCGCGCCCGGCGCGGTACAGGCCGGGGATCGGTCCAGTGTGCGGCCCGGTCAGCAAAAAGAACCACAGCGCCTGGCCGCAGGGTGGGAGCGGGGTCAGGGCCTTGAAGGAGTCGTCGGACCAGGTCCGCACTTCGATTTTTCGGTAACGGCTCATGTCGTTCAGCTTCGGTAGTCTCTTGGGGTTCAGGCTGGCCCGCTGCCGGACCGACCGCTCTTGTTTATATGGGCTTGCCTGTCTGGGTCGCCTTCTGGAATGCCTCGGCCAGCCGGCGCGCGTCGTCCAGCACGCCCAATTCCAGGTCCGGCAGGACCGCGAAGTAGCGGCGCAGCACTGGCCGGATCGACTTGTATTCACCTGTTGTCAGGTCCAGCAGGCGCGTCGGGCGCAGGCCTGCGCGGTTCAGTGCGAGCCCCGCCTCGATGGCGTCGCCCTCCAGCTCGGGTATCCCGCAGCGCCGGCCGATGTAGGCCGCCATGGTGATGACGGTGGCCAGGTAGTGATAGGCCTCCATCGGGCAGCGCGAGCGCTTGGCGGCGTCCAGGCACAGGTAGGCGCGCAGCTCCAGATCCTCGGCGTCCTTCCGCCCCACCTTTTCACGCCTGATCGCGGCGAGGTCGGGGGCGCCGGGTTCTGGCTTGCGCAGCAGGTGCAGGGTGCGGCCCATGTCACTCCCCCACGGGGCCGAGCGCGCCCTTGGCGCGCAGGATCGGGCGGCTCAAGGCCTCGGCCTGGTCGAACCTCGCCTCGACTGCAGCGCGGGTCCAGCCGGCGACGTTCGCATAGCCGCCGTCGTAGAAAGCGTGGCAAGCACTGCACCCCACGCACCCGTGCTCGTCGTTTGATTTCAACCCGAGTCCTTTGCCATGCTCGTAGCGGTTGGAATGGCACCATACCGACGTCGCCGGGTCGCGGTTGCAGATGCCCGGGAACCGTAGCGTGCATTCCTCGCCGCGGGCGGCGCGCCGGATCGGCGTCATCGTCGGGCCGCGCGCCTTCAGCGGCTGCTTTCGCAGGGTCGTCTCGCGGTTCCTGGCGCGCAGCGTCGCAGTGCCGGCGCGGTTGAGTGGCGTCGTGCTGGCCCGCATCGGGACGGCTCGCTGCAGGGGTTTCCTGCCGGGCTTCATGGGTGTGCGTTTCATGGTCAGTCCCCGCAGAAGCATGACATCGCCTCATCGGCGGAAACGGCGATGTCGTCCGTGTGCATTTCGCCTTGGCTCGTCGCGTAGTCGAGCATTCGCTGGTAGCCCGGGCGGTCGTTACGGAACCGCCAGCCGTCGCCTTTGGCCGGGCCGTCGATGTTGTCGGATGCCCACTGCTCCTGCTTCGCCCACCAGACCGCGCGCTGCGGCTCCAGGCGGATCATCGACATCACCTGGCGTGGCCCCTTCAGGTAACACAGGTCGCAGTTGCCCCACGGCGTGGTCCCCTTGATGTTCGCCAGCTCGAGATCGAAGGGCTGTGCACGCCAGAACGCGCCGACGTCGTGCTTGGTGATCCCGGCCTCGGCCAAGGGCAGGCACATGATTTCCTTGCTGGTTTCCGAACTGGTGCCGCGGGCGCGGATTTTGGCCACGCGCCTCGGCTCGTCGGCGCGGATGCCGATCAACTGATCCCACCCGTCGTCATCGTCATGCCATCCCAGGCTGCGCAGGTACTTGTGCATCGTCCTGATTTTCAGTTCGCTGGTGCAGAAGCGCGTCACCGGGTTCGGCAGGTATCGGCGCTTACGGATCAAGGCCTCGAAGGGTTCCCCGTCCCGGCTGGCAGTGTCGTACGACACCCGCTCGTAGCCGTCCGGGTTGTCACGGTACTCGACCCAGACGATCTCGATGCCCCACGCCACGGCGCAGTCGCGGACGAAGCGCAGCGTCTCTTCGCGTTCCTTGCCGGTGTTGGCGAACAGAACAACCACGTTTGGCGGGAGCTTTCCGCCGTTGGACTGCAGCACGCGCCACACTAGGTAGGCGGAGGTGCGGCCGCCGCTGAAACTGATGGCGGTGCGGGAGGTGATGCGGAAGGGGTCGCGGCCGGTCGCCTTGGTCGCCGGTTGGGCGGCGGCTGGGGCTACAGGTTCGTTCTGCTTTTTGAGCAGCTTCAGGAGGCCGGTTTTGGTGCCGTCCGCACTCTTCCAGCGGTCGAACGCCTTCATCCTGGCCGTCGTGGTGACGTTGACCTCGGCAACGAGCGCAAACATTTCTTCCAGCGAGTCGAAACCGCCCTGGAGTAGGGAATCATTCATCGAGTAAATGCCAGTGTTTGCGCGAGCACGTTATCCAGGTCGGCGCGCGTGTAGTTCGTCAGGATCCGCGTGAGCACCACGTCCACGAGGGCGCTGAACAGCGCCTCGCGCTGGGTCTGGTTCATGCGGGAAAAGTCGAGACTCTGTGCGACTAGGCGCAGGCGCCCGTCGAGGTCCACGTAGACGTCGCCAAAGCCCGCCATGATGGTCAGATCACGGCGGAAAGCCTCGAAGTTCTTGCGCACCGGCTCGCCGCGGTAGCGCACGTCGCGCGGCTCCCACACGTCGTAAGCGTGCTGGAGCAACGCGAACATCTTGCGGTGGAAAGCGGGGCAGTTGTACTGCTTCACGGACGCCAGCAGCCCCGCCCCCTCCGGGCAGCGGTCGATGTAGTCGATCGTCGGCTGGTCCAGTGGGACCAGCGCGGCGGCGGAGGACTTGACCAGGTAGAGGGCGGGCATGGCGGCCGTGTCAGTCCGCCATACGGTGGCGGAGGACACCAACGACGCCGGGCGGCAACGTGGTGTCCTCCGCCGTGAAGCGCTGGATGTTCCCGACGAACGGCGTCGGCTGGCCCTCCTGCTGCGCCGGTTTTGCTTCCTGGTCCGGTTCCGGCTGGCTTTTGTCCGCGAGCTGCGCCGGCGCGGCCGGTTTCTCGGCTGCCGGCAGTGCGTCGATCCGGCGCGGGATGAAGCCGGTACTGACGTCGGTCTTGGTCGCCTTGGCGTAGTCGATCTCCACCCGGGCGGTGTTGATGATGGTCTGGCCGATGTCGGACACGGCCCGCGCGGTGGCCACGTCGATTTTGCCGTCCTTCAGCTTTGCCAGTGCGTCGAACAGGTGTTCGCGCAGCCCCTCGATGTTGTTTTTTCCGGTGCTCATCCGGTGCTCCTCTTGTTGATTTGACGAACCAGCCGAGCGCGCAATAGCGTTACTTGCACGATCGCTGGCGGGTAGTTGTGCAGCGTGTTGCGCCGCATGTTTTCGACCAGGCTGATGCACTCCACCCGGTCGATCGTGATCTCCTCGAGCACGGTCGTTCTCATGCCGGGCTTGAAGATGACGATGTGTTTGTCCGGCACCGGGCCGTTCAGCTCGATCCAGACCAGTTCATGTACGCTGCGCCAGCGCTTGTCGTTGCTGCCACTGGCGTTGCTGACCTTGCGCTGCAGGTAGCCATCGGACGACACGCGGTAGCTGCCGATCGGCATGGCGTTGTGCGCCGATTGGCCAGGCTTGAACCGCGTCGCAACTCCTGCGGCGGCGAGGGCCTTGCCGGCGCCACTCGGCGCGGCGTGGCCTTTCTGGAAGCGGGTGCGGCTGCCGCGTTCTCCGTCCAGCCGCCCGGACGCGCTGCTCTCCATGAACCCGGCGGTTTTCTCCAGGCCGAGGCTTCTCGCCTTGGTGTGCACCTGGCCCAGCGAGTGGCCGATCATGAATGCCACATCCTCCGCCCGGAAGCGCGGATAGAAATCCCGCAACATGGCGAGCTGTTCGTCGGTCCAGACCGCGCGCGGTCCCTGAATTCCCCTCGATTTTGTCATGACGTAGTTCCGGCTTCGGGGCCACTCTTGGCCCGCCTGTTGATCGCCCTGGTCAGCAGTCCGCGCGTTTGCATCAGCCGCACCAGTTCCAGCGGGTAATTATGTAGCGTGATGCGGCTCAACCACTCCTGCCGCGTGAGCAATTCCAGGTTGTCGAGGGTGATGTTCAGGCGGTTCTTGTCGCGGAAGCACAGCACATGCCCCGCCGGGACCGGCCCGTTGGCCTGCTCCCAGACGAGGTGATGCTCCGGCTTCCATGCGTCGGGCCAGCAGCCGTCTTGCACCTTGACCCAGCGATAGCCGGCCTGCATCCTGGTGCTGCCCACTTGCATGTAGTTTGCCGGGCGGTGGCCGGGCTGGAACCAGTTCGCGCTGCTGTGGCGCAGCCCCTTGAGCCCTTTGGACCACGGGGTACACCCTGGCTGGAACCGCGTCGCCGTACCCTGCTGCCCGTTCAGGCGACCGGACGAAGGGCTGTCGAGATACGCCTGCGTCTTTTTCACGCCGAGGCGCCGCGCCTGGGTGTACAGGGCATCGAGCGTCACGCCCAGGCTTGCGGCCAGCGTGGCGGACGGCTCATGCGGGTAGCGGTCGCGGACCGCCTGATCCCGCTCGGGGGTCCAGTCCTGGCGTGGCGCCGCCGGCTTTCGGCCTGCTTTTTTTGTCATGACGTAATCCTCTTCCCTTTTGTCCCGCCAGCCGGGCCGAACAGTGCCGCCACCAGGTCCATGCGTTTTACGGGGTCGGGGCGTAACGCGCTCTCTGGCCGGCGCGGGAGGATCACCGGGCGGTCGGCGGACAGCGGATCGAGGTCCGGCATGACCTGGTAGGTGTCCGGTAGGGAGCCGTGGACGTTGACCTGGCTGGGCACGATCCTGCTGATGCGCTTCATGCGGCGCAGGTCGAGCGTGTAGCCGTTGAGAGTGGTTTTCTTGATCGACAGGGCGGCGCCGATCTGGGGCGCAGTGCAGTGCGGGTGATCGGCAATGTATTGCTCGACGCGCTGCAGCGCCTTGAGCCGGCCGACCGTGATGACATTCTTGCGCATGACAACCCCACCGAGCAGTGTGCGTGGATGCCACCATGGACGCGGCGGCATGACGGCCATCTGGCGGGAGGCGAGTGCTGGATGGTCGTTTCTAGTCATCAATAGTCACATACGTGATACTTGTTTGCAAGAACTAGTCACAAATGTCGGAAAATATTTTCCTTGCGGTCTATAATCCACGACACGTTGATCGATGTTTTTTAGGAAAGACCATGGTTGCCAAATCTATTGAAGAGGTCGCAAAGGCTAAAAAAGCACTAGCCGAACGGTGCAAGTGGGCGCGCAAACGGCTGCGGCTTACGCTGGGGGAAGTTGCCGAACTTGCTGGCGTTACGTATAGCGTGATCGCCAATACCGAAACCGAGCGCAACGAGACGATTCGCAAGATCACGGAGGTGGCGCGCGCGCTCCAGGTCAATCCGCACTGGCTGGCGACGGGCGAGGGCGCCCACGACGATCCGGTGGAGCAGGAGGCGCTGCCGACTGCCGACCTCTTCGCGGAGTTTCCCCAGGACGAGGTCGACATGGCCATGGGGTGGCTGTCACTGTGGCGCGACGCCGACTCGCTTGCCCGCGGCCTCATCGAGAGCGCGTTCGCCGTTGCGGGCCGGAAGGAACAGCCGGCGCTACGCCGCGCATAGCCGCCTCCCGGGGCATTTAGTTGCTCACCAGCCGCAGCATTCGCTGCGGCTTTTTTGTTTCCCGGTTCGGATACCGGATGCCCATTTCGTGCGCGAGGGCCAGCAGCATGTGCCGCGCCTCCGGTGCGATCTGGGCCACTGCTGCCGCCACCTGGCTGCCAAGATCAGCCGCATGTAAAGCACAATGCGATGGGGTCACGGTAATCATGGTCATCCTGGGTTGGCCCGGAAATAGTGCGTGGTGAATAGGGACAATATTGACCCTTGGAATCGCATCCGTCAATACTTGTAGGACGAGTCCTACCACAGCGGAAGTTCTCCGATTACAGATTGATTTTGAGTGCGGCGGCGGCGCAACACGCTGCCCCAACATTCCCGTTCTTGACCTGGCAATGTCACATACGTGACTATCGGACACATTCGTGTAGTCGTGTCTGTCTGGCCGGGGGAACGCTATGTACGCATCAAAGCAGGAATTCCGCGATTACGTCACCAGCTCCCTGTACGGGTTGATGAGCTTCCAGCAATACCTGCTCCTGCAGGCGGCAGCCGCGCCCCAGCCGGACGCCAGCGACGCACTCCCCCTGAAGGCGCCGCAATGACAACCCCAACCAAACCGCCCCGACCGGATCCCGAACTGGTGATCCACGCCCTGCTCGATGCGGCAATCAAGGCCCGCATGGACCTGCAGGCCTGGATGAAAAATTACGGCTCCGACATCGGCACCGAAATCCTCGTTGCGGAGCTGGACTCCGCGATCCGCAAAGCCCGCCTCTGACGCCGGCCGCCAGGCCACCAACCCGAGAGCATTCATGCAAACAACCCCTGTTGCGGGCGGACCCGCGCCGCTCACTCCCACCGAAGCCTACTACCTGGAGGGCGTGCTGGAGGACGAATCGACGCTCGCGCGCCTGCTGCACTGGAAGAACGTGGAAGCACCCCGCGTCCTGGTGCCGAACTTCTGGCTATGGGGATCGCGCGCCGGCGACACCGGCCTCGCCGCGCGCCTGGCGCGAACCTACCTGCCGCGTTGGCGCCGCTGCTGGTCCAGCGCCGGCGAGCTGGTGACGCGCTGCGGCCTGTCAACCCTGCAGACGCCCGGCGCGGTGGTGGTGATGGCGCGAACCGGCGCGCCCGTCTACGCCAGCGTGAGCGATTTCCCGACGCCGAGCGCGGCGATCCTGTGGGCCATGTGCAAGGCCTCGATCCACTACCTGGAAGCCGAGCAGGCCGACCGGGCGGCATGGGTGGGCGCCGAACTGGCGCGCCGCATCCGGGAGGTCGCACCGTGAGCGAGGAAAAGCTGACGCACTGGAAGGCGCTGGCGGACCCGCGCTACATCGGCGCCTACGCCCTTCCGAACGGGAACGACCTGGTGGTGACGATCGCCCGCGTGGGGCGTGAGGAAGTCACGGTCACGGGCGGCAAGAAGGAAGAACACATCGTCATGCACCTGGAGGGCCAGAAGCCCATGATCCTGAACGCAACCAACAGCAAGACGATCCAGCGCCTGTACGGTCCTTACATCGAGGAATGGGCCGGCAAGCGCATCACCCTGTTCGGCAGCACGGCGCGGCTCGGCGGCGACCTGGTGGAATGCTTGCGGATCCGCCCGGCAGTGCCGGCGGAGGCCAAGAAGGGCATCGGGGCCGACCGCCTGGCGCGCGCGCTCGAACAGATCAAGGCGGGCAGCTACACGGTAGCGAAGCTGCGCGCCAGCTTCGCGCTGACCGAGGCCCAGCTGGAGCAGCTGGCCGATTTTGAGAGGACGCCGACCCATGAATGACTTCCGTTTCCGCTGCTCGTCGCTCGGCCTCATCATGACTGATCCGCTGTCGATCGACGAGCAGCACGTGACCGAGGAAATCGCCGCGATCCAGAAGAAAAAATCGCGCACCGACGAGGAAAAGGCCGTGCTCCAGGCGGCGAAAGATAAAAGCCTGTCGGCCGGCGCAAAAACCTTCCTCGAAACCCTGGCCAAGGAATTCGTCTATAACTATCACGAGACGGTTTCCACGAAATACATGGACAAGGGCCTGATCGTGGAAGACCAGGCGATCGAGCTTTATAACAGCGTGTTCTTCACCGACCACCGCAAGAATACCGTGCGCCTGTCGGACGAGCATATTACGGGTGAGTGCGACATTATCGTTCCTGGGGTGAAGGGAATCGACATTAAATCGTCCTGGTCGAAAACGACGTTTCCCGCCACCGCCGAGGCCGGGGCCGACAAACTCTATGAGTGGCAATGCCGCGGCTACATGAAACTGTGGGACGTGCCAGAATGGGACGTGGCCTACTGCCTCGTCAACACGCCGGATGAACTGGTCCGTTTCGAGCAGGCCGATCTGCATTACATGGACGATATTGACGAGGCGTTGCGGGTGACGGTGGTGCGCTACCAGCGCGATATGGAGCTGGAGTCCAAGATCGTCACCAAGGTGGAAGCGGCCCGGCGCCACCTGGACGAGCTGGTTGCACGAATCTACCGCCAGCACAACATGATGCCCGCGGCATAATACGGTGATTGTCCCGCCGGGTGGATTCCGGCTATCATCGTAGGGTTTTCCGTCAGAAAAGCCACCGCATGATCAAGCAGTCCACAACCGACACGCTCGTGCAGCGCACCGCCGCTGCCTTTATGCGCAAGTACACGCCGGTTCAGCTGTCATTCTGGCCGGACGAGCGCAGGGCCATCGCCAACGAGCTGGCGCGCTGCGCGCTGTTCCGCTGCGGCTCCACCCGCAAGCCGCGCCGCCTATTCGACAACGAAAGCCTGTACGTGCTCGGCAACGGCAAAGTCACCTATACCGGCGAGGAATTGCGTAGCCTGGACGAAGACGTGTTCCTGGCACTGGTCCATGCGGCGCGCCGGATGCCGATCGACTGCCTGACAATTAAATTGAGCAACGCCCAAATCTGCAGGCTGACCGGGCGGCACCAGTCGCGGGTTTATTACAACGACATATACCGGTCCATCCAGCGCATGAAAGGCGGCGTCATTACCGTGTTTTCCGCGCGCCTGACAAAGGCGCTGGCGTGCGAACGGGCGCGGGAGGAGGGCGCTGCACCGGAAGTCCTGCACCGCTTGTACGCGGAACTGATGGAATTCGAGCGCCGCGAGGCACTGAAACTGCTGACGCCGGACGACAAGATCACCGGCGTCATGATGTCCCTGATCGACGGCGATCCGATTTTTACCAATGCCGGCCCGGATATCGACAATATCCCGCAGGGTAATCTGCAATGGGAAGTCACGCTCAACAAGAAGATGGTGATGCTGTTTGCCGAGGCCTATCTGACGCACATGGATTTTGAAGCGCGGAAGGAGTTATCCCCCGGCGCCCGCCGCCTGCAGTGCTATTTCTCCAGCCACCGCAAGCCGAACGATGTGCTCGTCAGCAGCCTGGCGCAGTATGTGGGTCTGGAACTCAGCCCACGCGAAGAGGTGCGGACCATACAGCGCTACCTGGACGAGCTGGTGAGGGTTGGCGTGCTGGAAACGGGCACGCTCGTGCCAGGAGCGCGCAAGGGCACCAAGCTGGCGCGGGTAACGCGACCTGCTAAAAACGACACACAAGACGGTCAAGGCGACCCACCGCAGCCCGGTTAAGAACTAAAAACGACACACGGCGGCACTAAAAACGAACACGCTTTTGCTGATATTGACACCGCCTTCGCTAAATTCGACACCGAGCACAGCCGGGAAAATGGTTTGTAATCAAAGAGTTGCAGAAGCTATCCACAGCGTTAACCGCTTTTAACCACCTTTAACCCCTTAGCGTCCCGTTCAATTTCTAACGCCCATCAAACTTTCCCGGCATATAAGCAAACGGGGTGATTGTTAAATCCATGGGCCTTGCATACGCATGAATACGGGGAGTTTTAGGTATCCGAAGCAAGTATTAGCTACTTTTAGTGACAGATGGCATGTAACAGCGCCTAAAAAGCGTGGGTCATTTTTAGTGCATAATTCCACAATGATCCTGTTCAGTAACAACCAATGCAAAAGCGTCACATTGGTGATCCTGACAAGCTTTCTGCACCGCACAAGCACGTTACTTTTAGGCAGCACCCTGTTATTCTATTTGTGAATTCCAGACGTCGGCTTATTGACCTACCTTCCTAAAAAAAAAGGTGTTTCGGCCCGTCCTTGGTTCGCCAGAAGTAACTATTTGACATAATGCAAGTTATGCGCAGGACATTTCCAATCGGTGTTCAACAACAGTGGTCGTAAATTTTTTTTAACTAAAGGATTGCGATTGCTCAAAACTGCCTGTTAGAATCACATTGGTCGAAAGATGAACGAGCGCCAATAATTCACAGGAAATGTAGATGACAACGAATCTGGAACGCCGCGAAAAGATTGAAGACTTGCGCAACCAACTTCAAGCCGACCTGAAAGCACTTGAACGAAAGTTCAGAGAAGACTCAGCTACGCTCGAAATGAAATGCAAAGTTGCGATCTCGCATGTCGAGCGCGATATCAAAGCAGCCGAGGAGCAAGAACTGCGCGCTGCGCGTGAGCAAATCCAGAAGATTATTGCGGATGCCGGGCTGGATCCTGCCGCAGTCTTTGCAGGGCTGAGCGGGGCCCGCGGTGCCCAGAAATCTCCCAAAGCGCCTATTACCCGCAAACCGCAGGCGCCGTCCAACATTCGTCATACCGGCCCGAACGGAAAAATCTGGAATGGCCGAGGCCGTATGCCAAGATGGTTCAAGGAACAGCAAGACGCGACCAGCGCTCAGCAGCACCACTGATTGCCACCACCTGGTAAAAAAGCGTGAGCAATCCAATCCATCGCACGGCAGCCCACCCCTGTCCTGTCTGCAGGGCCGAGCTGACAGCAGCATCGGCGGCTAATGCAGCCGATAATGTCGACCCGCCGCTGGCTGGCGACCTTACGATCTGCCTGCACTGCGCGATCCCGCTGCGATTCGGTGCCGATCTGATTCCGCAGCGCCTGACCGCCTATGACTTTTCAGAGTTCGACCAGCGAACGATGGAGGAGCTGACCGAGATGCTTGCGGCGGTGCGGTTTGTGAAGCGGATGGGAAAAAGGCCAACATGACCGACCTCGCCAAAATCCGCCAGCGCGAAAGCGATCCGGCGCTGCTCGAGCACGCGCAACGTGTTTCGGACAAGATCATTGGTCGTCTCGACATGAAGCGCGTCCAGTTGTTCGGGGCGATGGCCAGGCAGATGCCGCACCTGGCCGGCAAGGTGCAGATGGTACGCCAGATGGCCGGCGAGCTCGGAACGGCGGCGCGCGACTTGGTTCCGTGTTCGCGCGGCTGCAGCAACTGCTGCCACATGGCTACCCTGCTGAGCGAGCAGGAGGCCGAAGTAATCGCAGCCGAGACAGGCGCAGCTTTGTCCGTGCCGACGGAGTGGTTTGACGGCTCTGACCAGCGGAGCCACTATGATGGGGTGCCGTGCGCCTTTCTTGTGGATAGCAAGTGCGGTATCTACGAGCACCGCCCGGTCGCCTGCCGCCTGCATGTCCACATGGACCGCGACAATACCCTCTGCCAGGTCATCCCCGGTGAAACTATCCAGGTGCCGCGTCTCGACACCATGGGTTTCGACATTAGCTATATCGCGGCCTTCGGGAAGCCCCTGCAGGTGCGGTTGGCTGACATCCGCGAATTCTTCCCGCAAGGACTTGCGAAATGAGTTATGCGATTGTCGAAAATGGCCGCGCAATTCTTTGCCATACCTGTGGGCGCACTTCTTGGCATCCCTGCGACCTGAAGTTTCTTTATTGCGGCTTTTGCAAAGCGTTCCATCAATCCAGCGAGAGCGCGTAATGACGCATTATTACACCCTGACTGCCGATCACCTCGCTCTTCCCTGTTTCAACTTGGTCGAGTGGGCGATATGGATGGGAATGAATGACACCCGCGTCGCCAGGGACGAGTATGGCGACGGCGCATATAGGGTGTCGACGGTATTCCTTGGTCTGGACCACCGATTTTCGGCTAATGGCGACCCGCTCCTGTTCGAGACGGCAATCCTGTCGGGTGAAGGCTGCGAGGTCATCGACCGCTATCCAAGCTGGGCCGAAGCGGCGGCAGGCCATGAACGCATCCGGTCGATCGCCGTGCTGGAATATGCCGAGTCGCACCGACTCACCAGTGAAGCTATCAAACGCGCCTTAGCGCGTGCATGTGAAGTAAGCGACAACAAAGGTTGAGCACCCTTTATTTAACTCGCTTTGCCATAACTTCTGGGAGGATCACTATGGCGCAACATCTTGGATCGCATTCCGTCCGCTGGGACGATGAGGAATGGGAAGAACTGGCCAATCTGCTGCATGAAGACAATCCAGAGCAGCACTACATGGATTCGCCGGACCTGGGCGGTCTTTGCCTGCGCCACCTGAACAACGCCGCCGCCCAGATGCGGCGCCCGCGGCACATGGTTGCCCTGACGGACCCACGCAAGAACCTCCTGAAGGCGTTCGCGCGCTTGCGGGACAAGCGCCCTGCGAGTATGAATGTTCAGGAAGACGAGGCCCGGGTCCGCCGAGCACCACCACCCTCCGGTCCGCCCAGCCCCCTCAAGCTCGACGGCCAAGGGCGTCCGTTGCCCGTGGCGCGCGAGCAGCGCGCGAAACCCGAACCCGCCGCCAGCCCGTTCGCCACCGTTACCTGGGACCGCAGCGAGTGGCTGGTGATCGCCGCAGAGATCGACCGCATGTATCCGTTGCAGAAATACCCGGAACGCGCGCACCTGACAGGCTTGAGTTCGGAAGATGTTGCTTTCGCCCAGCGTCTGCTGCCGGCCGAGCGTCAGATCCGCCACATCAAGGTGGCCAGCTTCTCGACCCTGATCCCGGCCCTGAGGGACGCTTTCGAGGATTTGAAGCAGCAGCGCCGCACGGCCGAGCTGGAGCACGGTGTCATGGCCGAGGCCGAGCGCCACGCACGGAACGTCCTGGACAAAGCAGCAGCGCCGCGGGCGCTGCCAGCCCCGGCGGCAACACCGGCACCGGCGACCGAGGTCGTTGCGGCGCCCGCCCCGAGCGCGGCGGCGCCGGAGCCAGTCGGGCCGGGCGAAGGCGTATGGGCGGCCGCAGTCAGCAGCATGCTCGGCATGTTGGTAGATCGCTTGCGCCCGGTCATCTCCGAGTTGATCGTGGAGGCTCTGAACGCGCCGTCGCCCGTGGCTGCACCCGCGCTGCCGGCGGCGCCAGTGGTCGTGGAAGCGGTGCCGGTCGAACAGTCCCCTGCGCCCGCGCCGAGACCCAAGAAAAAGGAAATGCGCATCGGCATTGTCGGCAACCGCAGCACCTACGCAACGGATCTGGCGCGCGAGTTCCCGAATGTGGACTTCACCTGTATCGACAACGTAACGCGTGTTGATTCGGTGAAAAATTGCGACCGTGTGCTGGTACTGACCAAGTTCATCAGCCACAAGCTCGACGGCCAGGTCCGGCGCGCGATCGAGGACGACAAGTACACACCCGTCCACGGCTGCCTGACCGACATCCGCCGCGTTGTCACCGGCCTGCTGGCCGGGCGCACCGAACCAGCGCCGGCACTCGTTGCCTGAAAGGGTCATCATGCAAGTGAAAGACATGGACGGCGAGCCGACACCCGAAGCGATCAAGATGGTGGAGGCGATGGGCGCCATCACTTCCGAGGTGCTGCAGTCCATGTATAACGCCTGGGCCAGGCATCCCGAGCTGCCGTGGCAAGCCTTCGTGGACGCCGGGCTACTGGCCGTGCGCGGCCTGGACCTGGGGGTCAAGCGCGCCGATCCTGCCTTGAGCAGCGAGGACATCCACCGGGCAATGCTCGGGCGCTGTGCCCTGGTGATGTCCCTGCCGGAAGGGGTATTCAAGAGCGTGAAGGACGACGGCGGGTGGCCCCCAACCGTCAGCGTCATGCCGGTCCGGCGCCATTGAGGATGCATCCCATGACAAAGCCTGAACCTGTCGTCGACGGCGCTTACCTGGTGGTGCTCGACCCGGCCGAACTGACGCCGGAACAACACGCGGAGGTCCGGGTCCGGCTGCTGCTGGCCGAAGCCGCCCGCCTCACCGGGGAGGCAAGGCGGCTCACGGACCGGCGCCGTTGTATCTTGCTGCGCCTGCGCGACAGAGGTCACGCGAACGAGCTGCTGCACTGCGCCGATGACCTGCTGGCGGAGGTCGCGCGCTCGATCGGCGAAGACCATACGCCGCTGCCGCGCACCAGCCCGATGCCGTTCGGGAATCCGCTCGTCTGGTGGTACTTACAATGGGGCTTCGGGATCTGGAACGCCTGTACCTTGCTGCACGCGCTGGGCGACCGTCGCTGGTGGCCGTTCGCATTCAGCGCCGGCTCGCTACTGCTATGCGCGAGCTGGCGGGTGCCGCCATACCGGCTGGCGAAAAAAGGAAGGTGGGGATAACATGGGTATTCAAGTACCAACCGTGATCGCAACAGTCACCGAGGACGAGGCCGACTTCTGCAAGTGCGTCGCCTGGCACGCGCAACAGTCGCGCATCCCGTTCGGACGGGCCGTCGAGCTGTTCGGCCATATTGTGCAGGGAATGCTCGCGTTCGACATCGAGAGCGGACATGACGCGAACACGCGAGCGAATCACTATATAAGCGGCTTCCTGGATGGGCTGGGCGCCAGTAACCATAACCTCGAAGTAGACGTCGAGGTGATCGACAACGAAGCAAGGCATTAGCATGAACGAAACAAGGCGTAGTACGGAAGAAATGGTGGACCTTGGCGCGCAGTTCCTGGCGCGGGTGGCGCAGGTTGGGACAGAGTTGGGCCTGAATCGTGGTGAAGTCATGCGCCTGTTTGGTGTGTTCGCCGCACAGTGCGTCCAGTTCGACATAGCTGAAGGCCGGCGCCGCAACATAGCGACCGTGGAACGCGCAACCCAATTCATGCAGGGTCTGGGGATGCCAACCGTCGCCTTTGAGAGTAACCCTGGCGATGGGGCGGGTGCCAACGAGCACGCGGCCCGCCACGGGGGGCCGTTGCAATGACCGATGGCATGATCGTATCGCGCCTGATCGTCGGCGCCCGCTGCGACCCCAGGCACGAGCGCACGCTGGTGCCGGACCCCGACGGCGTGGTGCCAGCGTTCTGCGTGTTCGAGGTCACGGCCTCGCGCGGCCCCCGCGCGCGCCGCGTGCTGGCCTGCTGGTCCGGCGGCGCGCTCGACCGCAGCAAGGTCAAGGACCGCACCTTCATCAAGGAACTGAGCGGCATCTGGTTTTCCCCAGTCGGCCTCGGCGCGTTTCAGGCAATGATGCGCCTGCCCGCCTGCATGGACGATTACCCGGCGATCACGCCGCTGCCGGTTATCCGCGAGCTCAGAGTCGGCAAGACCCCGCTGCGCGAGAAGGTGATCGACGCCGTGCTCGAGGCGCCACCAGGTGGCCGCCTGTGCTTCCTCGGCGACCTGGCCGGGGAGCTGGATGGACAAATGGCACTCGCGTTCAATATGATGGATGGCGAGCCGATAATACTAGACGAGGATGGAAGACCTGCATGAATGACGATGAACCAGGTATGCGCAGTGTCCGCGAAACGGCCATTGTCGGGAAGGAGTTGCTCGACGCGATTAGTGAGGTCGCTGCGAAACGGCAAATGTCGCGGCCACTGGTCCTGAGCCTGTTTGGATTGTTCGCCAAGCGCGTCATCGAACTGGAAGTGAAGGACGGCAAAACCGAGCAAGAGGCGGCGCAGTACGTTATTTCGGTGTTCCTGCGCGGTGCCGGAATCGAGAGCGTATTCGACAACGAGATCGACAAAGGGAGACTGCAGTGAACGACTACGATATGTCCACTCCGCCCGCCAGCCCCGCGGACGCCGCGCGCAAGCAAAGGATCGCGCAACTGGCAGGGTCGCTGACCGGCCTATATTTGCAGGGCATCGCCATGTGCGGGAAACAGGGTCTGGACGCCTACGACTTCGTCTTCGCCCACCTGCTCGCGCTGCGCTCCGTGCTGACCATGTACCTCAAGGACGAGGACCAGGCAAAGGAAGTGCTGCGCAAGGTGTTTGGGGAAGCGATCGAACAGTCGCTTGTCACCAAGCATTTCAAAAACGAGGCCGAGGCGCGCGATTGGATGGAAAAGGAGGGGATGACCGACGCAGATCCCTCGCAGCCCGCTGGCGGCATGTTCACGCCACCGCCGAACGGCCCGGTCCATTGAGCGCGCCGGCGGTTCTGCTCGGCCTGTGGACGGTGTACGAGCGCCCGCGCGACTACCCGCAGGGGTTTGTCGCGCGCCTGCACCACGCCTACAACGATGGCACGCACGCCCCGACCTCCAGAGCATGCTACGGTCCCACCCTGGAATCCGTGCGTGCCAACTTCCCGGTGGCCTATACAACCTCGGCCGCCAACCTAACGATGACCCCTGCATAGTGGAGACGTGGATATGAACCAACCAAAATTCGATATGGACAAAATCAATGCGCTGCCGGAATTCAAGGTCAGCGATTATCTGGACGGCGACGAAATGATCGTCGCGTACCTGCGTGAAATCCAGGCTGATGACAAGGCCGAACCTGACCCGGACATGCTGCGCGCGGCGATCGGAAGCGTGATCGTAGCGCTCACCAGTAGGGCCAAAAAAAAGGCGACTGAGGACGAGCAGCATGGATAACCCGACCGAGGACGGCACCAGCGCTGACCTGCCCATCGACATGAGCCAGGCGAAGCGCCTGATGACGCAGTTACGCGGCGAGCTGGCCCGCGTCAAGATCGAGCGGGACACCCTGGCCCACGGCCTGCGCCTGGCTAACGAGCACCGCGCCGAGCAGGAGGCTAAGATCATCAAGCTGGGGGAGGAGCTGGACGAGGACTACGAACTCCGCGAACGGCTGGGGAAAATCCTCACCAACACCGCGAACGCCCTCAAGGGCCAGCCCGACCCGCTGATGCTGCACTCCTGGCACGACCTGGCGGAGTGGGCAAGCGCGGCCCGCGCCGCTGCCGATGCTGCGGTGTGCCTGAACGATCACGGTATCGTGCGTGAGCCGGCGGTGTCGGCCTGGGTCGACCTGGTGCGCAAGGACACCCAGGAAACCGCCGACGCGCTCGCCCTCTACCACGCACCTCAACGCGCGGGCACGCCGGAATGAACCGCGACAGCAAGCTCGATGAGCTGTTCGGCAAGCTCAAGGCCGGCACGATGACCTACGACGATACCGCCGACTTCTTCATGCTGTCGGTCGTCGGGTTGTCCACCGGGATCTCGCGCGACGAGCTGCTCACCAAGCTGCGCGCACACTTCCAGGACACCATCGCCCTGAACAGCTATCTCGGGAGCCTGTCCGACCGCTTCGAGGCACTGGTGGACAAGTCGTGAGCCAGGGCTACTGGGTGGAAAGTGCGCACGGCTGCAAGATCATCGTTGGAGCGATCCCGGTCGATGACTTCGTTGCGCTCACGGAGGCATGGGCCAAGCACGCACAGGATAGCGACAAGTGGATTGCCGATAGCCGGCTGGCCGAGTCCCTGGAGGCGGGGTTCGTGCTCGGGCCGCTGTCGGCCTGCCTGGCGTGGCGCGCGGAACGCGGGATCGGATGACATGCCGTTTGCCAAAGTGTTCGCTCTGCTCGGCGGACAGGTCGGAGTGCTGTGCAAGGCCTGCAGGATGACGACTACCCTCGAGCGCGGTGCCGCGCTTGTGTGTGCGCTGTGTGGCACCCTGGTGACGCCAGCACCTGGCTATCCACTCGTCACGGAGGTTCAACCGCAGGAGCACGAAGCGCAGCCAGAGAAGGAGGAATTACGTCATGACGCAAAGCGCAAGCGACGCAGGCGCAAGCCTGTTATGCCAGTGGTGCGATGAAGCTGTCACCGAAGACGAACTACGGATGGGCGACGCAGAGGTCAACAGGTCGGGCCAAGCGATTCACATCGAGTGCGGGCTACGCAGTGCGATCGGCTCCGTAGGCCACCAGCGGCGGTTATGTTCCTGCCATGGTGGCGACCAGGAGGACCCGCCGGGGATGACGCGAAGGGAAGCGGCGCGCGCCGCGATGGAGTATTTCCACCTGTCGCGCGCGAACGGGAAGATGAGGCCGTAGACCGGAAGTGCTCAGCCTGCGCGCCGGAAGGCACCGAGGAAGGGACCTGTACGCACCAGGGCCGTTTCAACGAGATCGGTAGCGTCGTACACCATGTAGCCTTGTTCGCCGGGATCGAGGCCGTCGACCCGCCGGAAGGTCGCCCTCTCCCCGGTGGTCGCTTTCGCCACGACTTCGCACAGCTGGTCGGCAGGCAGCCACCGCCCGATGTACCAGACGAGCGACGAGTCATTGTCGATTACGGCCGCTACTGGATGTGGCTCAGGCACTATTGCAGCAAGGTCCGACATATTCATATACGTCCTCCGTCAAGGTTTAAGAAAGCGGCCTGCAAACCGCATATCACAGGCCATCACTGCCGCTAGGATAGTTGTCACATTGACAAGTCCTAGAACGGGATATCATCATCCATATCCGAGAAGTTCGACGCCGGTTTCGGCTGCGGACGGGCTGCCGGTGCCGGCGGAGCCTGGCGTGGTGCCGGGCGGCTCGGCGGTGCGTCGTAGCCAGCGTCTCCGCCAACGTCAGGCCCGCCAGCGCGCCCGCCCAGCATCTGCATGTTTTCAGCGATGATGTCGGTAGCGTAGCGCTCGATGCCGTCCTTGTCGGTGTACTTGCGGGTCTGCAGGCGGCCCTCGACGTAGACCGATGAACCTTTTTTCAGGTACTGGTTGACGATTTCAGCCAGGCGGCCAAAGAAGGAGATACGGTGCCATTCGGTCAGCTCTTTCTGCTCGCCCGAGTTGCGGTCCTTCGATTTGTACGAGGTTGCCACGGCGATGTTGGCGATCGCGTCGCCGCTCGGCATGTAGCGGATTTCCGGGTCGCGGCCGAGGTTGCCGACGATGATGACCTTGTTTACGGATGCCATAATTTTCACTCCTGCTTGAAATGTCCTGGGACCGCCAGGCCGGATTCCGTCGTCCTTGCTGCTGAGTCCATTATAGGTCACTTGGACCTAGCTACCTTAGTCGGCCTCAAGAGGGGAGCGGGCCGCCGCCGGGGCTTCGGGGGCGCAACCAGTGCCGCCTCGAGCAGGAGCAGCCGCCAGGCGGCATAGTCGATCTCCGCCTGGGTATTCGCCGTATCGGCGGCGACCCAGCGGCGCACTGTCCGGCGGTTCTTCATCCCCGTGACGCCGGCGATGCGCTTCGCGCCATGCTTCTGGCCATACCCGAGCAGGTTGCATACGGCCCGCACGTCGTCGGGCGACGGCGGCCGGTAGTTGGGGTCCGTGAATAGCCGCAGCGTGTCGGGGTGCGGCAGGGTGTCGGTGTCAGGTAAGGTCATGGTCCGGCCCATCCACCCGGCGGTCGGCGCCACCGTTTCAGCCCCGCGTCGAGGATGCGCCTGGCGTCTTCCTCCTGGCCCTCTTCTATCAGGAGCGTGGCGGCGTCGATCACCTCGCGCATGCAGTTCGCCAGGGCGACCAGTTTGGCCACCGTCTCCAGGTGGACCGTCTTGCTTTCAGGTTGAGCAGCATTCATACGTCCCTCGCGTTAGAAGTGGATGGACTGACCAGACACGATCAGGAACAGCACCAGGGCGACGCCTTGGGGTGGGATGCCGAGCAGGAGATACGCCAGTCCCAGAAAGCCGGCGATCAAGCCGGCGGACAGACGCAGCCGTCTCCGCAGGGACATCACGCCATGGGACATGGCGAGGCGCACCGCGAAGGCCGCCACGCCGAGGGCGTCCATAAAGAGCGCGTCGGCCTGATGCCACCAGATAGGCCCCAACAGTACAAGGGCGATCAGGCCGACCAGGGCGCAGCATGTGATCACGGCGCTCCATGGCACCTGGCTGCGGACGCGCGGCAGATCGGAGGCTGGCGTCTGCGCCGGTTGCAGCAACTTGTTTTCGGTCATCTTCATGCTCAACCTCCTTTGGTGGTGACGGGCGCTGGCCGGTGTCCCGGTTCAGCCCTTGGTGCCGGTGCGGTCGTCAGTAGCTGCCGCAAGGCGCCCGTGGATCGCGTCGATGTCGACGGTGTACACCGGCAGCGGGCTGACCAGCGTAGTCCAGTGCGGGGGCGAGGCGGTGAAGCGTGCGCGCAGGACGGGTTCTTCGCTCAGCATCCGGCGCGCGTGCATGGTCGGGCAGGTGAAAGCGTGCTGCACGGTATGGGCGTCCGGGTCGTCGGGGATCATCCCGCCGCAGTCGGAGCAGATCGCCCGCCCCTCGACCAACGCGATATTGCCCTGAGCCGCCTTCTCAACGTGAAATCGCCATCCTTCAGGTGCCAACTCCAGTTTGGCGGGAAAGAGCGGCAGCTGGCTGGTGGCGACAGGTTGGAAGGTCATCGCATTCAACGGTGCATTCATGGGACTCTCCTGAAAGTGCCCGCCTCAGTGGCTGGGCGTACTTCCATCTTAGGTCTCTGAGTCCTATACCCATTGAGCATGCACAGGGCATGGAGACCTATCCCACGACAGGATTTTGACGGTAGTCACAGCACGCTCAACAGTTAGTTTTCCGGCTTCCCGCGGACGTCGAGCACAACCCCCGGCTTGTCTTTCAGGCGCCGCACCTGGGCGCGCAGGCGCTTTTCCTCCTTCGCCAGCACAGCGATCGACTGGTTCAGCTCCGCCACGCGACGGGCCGCTTCCGCATGGTTGCGCCACGCCATCTGGAGCGTGCGCGCATTCGACAACAGGAAGTTGAACGCCTCCAGCGTCGCGCCGCAGTCGGTGCAGTTCACCACGCGGTCATGCTCGTTCAGCGTTACCTTGTTGTGCGCGCAGTGGAGCGGCACGCCGGCCGGGCGTGACTCGATCGCCACCAGGTTCTCCGGCAGATCCGACACCGGGAAGGCGTGTATTACTTTGTTGTCGTCCAT